CAGAATTTGGCGAGTATCTTTTTAGAGGGTATGAATTTAAGCAATGTGAAATTGAAAATATCACTTTAATTGTGTCATTTAATGTTCCGATGATGGATTCCATCAAGGACTTTATGATGAAGAAAAGTGCATCATTTTTAGAATATATGTCTACGCTACCTTCTTATGTTCAGACGGTATTCTTTTTTGGAGCCGGCTATGTCGTCTACAGAACGTATATCGTTATGATCAAAGGTACCATAGCTCTTTTTCAATCGGCCTATGACTTTCTTATTAGATTGATAGGCGGAGGAGAAGAACAAAGTTCGCAACCTAGATATAGTAAACTATCCAAGTCAGAGAAAATTAACCTGAGGGATTTAATTAATACCCAAGGTAACGATTTATCTGGTTATGATATGGCTAAGAAAATATCGTGTACTAATACTAGTTCTTATATTGTTGAATATAGAGCTGAAGGACATCGCGATTCTTTTAAAATACTGGAAATGGGCAGCGTCTTGTGGCTTGATTCCACTACTTTGCTTCTTCCAGAACATTATATTACTATGTGTCTTGCAAAATTCGGCAAAGAACCTGAAAATTTGTCAAATATGTGGATTTCTTTAGCTAATGAGGATGGAACTACAATATATGAAGAACCCGTGGCTACTATATTGGCCTCTATTTACCATACTTATGATGGTGATGCTCATCTTATATTGTGGAAAATTCCCAAGCCATTGGGGCAATTACGTAAGAATATACGTGAGTATTTTGTTAAAGATTCTGACGTACATAGTCTTAGTAATGATGATCTGAATGTCACTATATGTATTAACAGTGACAACAAAGCTTTCCAAAATTCGTCAGCTACTGTGACTTCAGTAGCTATTGGCGATATAAAGTTGGCTAAAGGTTTGGAATATAGTATAGACACCGGTAAAGGTGACTGTGGTATGCCTCTTTTTGTGCGTCAGGCTCGTCTTGGAAAGAGACGTTTAATAGGCATACATATAGGAGGCACAGAGAAGGGTCATTTTGCAAAATATGCTTGGAGTGCCCTTGTAACGCAAGAAATGATAGGAAAATATGAGGCTGCTTTAGATCTTCTGCTGTTAGAAAATAATAAAAATATATTCGAATTTGACGAAAATGATGTAACTTTACAGGCAGGCGTATCTTTAAACAATCTTGTTCCTTATTCACATAGCCCCTACAAGAAAAGTAAAATAGTGCCTTCTATATTAGCTAAACATCTGCCAGCATCTACTAAACATCCAGCACTACTTATGCGAAAAGGTAACATTGATCCTTATGCCGTAGCCAGAGCTAATTATTATAAGAGGGATACCTTTTACAATGACTCTTTAGCTATCAAGGCGAAGAAGGATTTGATTGACTATCTCGTTAGTAAATCGTGGACTATTGATACTGAGCTAGTAACGGTTGAAGAAGCGTTATATGGCAGTGTTGCAAACCCATTGTATTCAGCGATTCCTTCGGGAACGAGTGCCGGAGCACCTATAAAATATGTGCAACCTGACCTTAAAAATAAATTGTTAGGTCCTGCAGCTTTGCGTTCTCGTGCCAATAAAACGTTTATTATTTATGAGAAAGATATACATGAACGCGTTAGACAAGCTAACGAAGGACATCGCTTAAAGTATCTATATACGGATAATCTTAAAGATACTTTAGTTTCTGCTGAAAAGTTTGAAGCTGGTAAAGGTAGATTATTTTCAGGTTCATGTATGAATCTATGTGTCTGTACTAAGATTGTATTCGGGAAAGCTATGGAATTCTTTGCGAAAGATAGCATCACAAAAGGTTTTGCAACTACGCTTAATCCCTATTCATCTGATTGGCATAAAGTTGCCTATAATTTGTCTAGATTTGCTCCTGCTATTTCTGAGTGTGTAGTATTATGTATGGACTATAGTAAATTTGATGCTAGTCATACACAACAAACTTTGCATGAAGCTTTAGATGTCATTAATGAATGGTATCGTTTCCATGGTTTCACACGGTATGAAACTGCTCGTAATACTTTATTTAAAGAAATTACTAATTCTATACATTTGGTTTTCAATGAAGAAGAAGAATGGGATGGCAGTTTGCCTTCAGGATCTATGTTAACGCTGTTAATTAATGGTATAATCAACCATTTGAATTTGCGTTATTGTTATTATAGATTAGTTCCTGACGTTATAACGTCTAGGCAATCTTTCACCGCTATGATTGAAGCCATAGTACAGGGTGACGATGTCTTAATGTCTATGAATGATAAAATTCGAACGTATTTTACACCGGACGGCATCAAGCAGTGTATGCGCGAAAGAGGATACGTTGTAACGTCTGATGACAAATCCAGAGATATTGGATTTGCCTCACTTAGCGAAGCTTCCTTTCTTAAAAGAGGTTTTAATTTAGAACATGGAACCGTTCATGGTAATTTATCTTTAGAGACCATTGTTAACACTCCTTTGTGGAGTAAAAATGGCGACTATTATAAGAAAATAACCCGTGACAGTGTCAAATTCTATTTTAGAGAGCTTAGCTTACACCCTATAGAAATTTTCAACAAATATGCGGAACCTATGCGTAGGGCAGTGGTAGCAGCTAAGCTTGAAAATTTCGAAGGACTCACTTGGGACCATAGTACATGGCGCGCTTCAGTTTACGATAGCGAACCATTCACTATGGATTTCTAGTGGAAGTCTATGCCTATTTGACTCACTAGGCATTATAATTGCTGAGTCAACCCCATCTTATCTAGGGGTTTGGTTAGATAAAAAACCTCACCGTTCTGGTTACGTATTGTATGATGTTACAAGGAGGACATAATAAATCATACGATAGCGCTTTACGGAGTTCAAAGTTTGGTAGTACAAGCTACTCACTGCTCAAGGAAAACTTTAAAAATCTCGAGCACCTCCTAGACAACAGGATACTAAGTGTTATCCTATCTGTCGAATTAAATACACTTGCTGACACAAATAATCTGCAGGATCAGCAGTCTAAACGATCCGAAAACCCCACTACCACAAATTTTGTGGTTCCTGACGACCTTGTGTTGTCAGCCATCCCGGACGATCCGGCGCCAATATCCTCGATGTATTTCAAGGCTAGTACTGACCCGATGTCCATGACCATTGCTAAATTTTTAGGTAAACCTAAGAAGATAGCCGATGGTCAATTTTCAAATACTGATACTGCTCTAACTTTTAATGCCATTCATTTACCTTATGATCTTATTTCCGATACCGTTTATTGGGATAAGTTAAAAGGTTTTCTGGGGCTAAGAGCTACATTGGTTATCACCCTTCAAGTTAACGCGGAAAGATTTCAACAAGGTAGATATATGGTAACTGCCGTACCATGCGGCGGTGTTCCTTATAATTCTAAAGTTGAAGAATCCGTTAACTTACATTCTGCGTCTCTTACACAGAGAACGCAATTACCCCGAGTAGAAATTGATATTAACACTGAGAAAGCATGTATTTTACGCTTGCCTTTTTGTTCAGCTACAGATTACCACCCATTACAAATGGATGCTGTAGGTAAAGAACATAATATCTGGTATTCAGTTCGTATTTATCCATATAGTGCATTGGAGGCCGTCACAGGCGCCCAAACCGCTAATTACACCCTATGGTGTCATATGGAAGATGTTGAATTGATTGGACAAGCTATACCAGTTTCTCTTCAAGCTAATATCTCTTCATCTACCGTCAAAAAGAAAGCTTCTAATTCGCAAAAAGAAGCTGAATCTGTAGGAGTTGGTCCTATTTCCAATATCACTTCAAAGATCTCTAAAGCAGCTAATATCCTAACTGTAATACCACTTGTTGGTCCGTATATGACTACGGTAAGTTGGGCTGCTGATATTATAGGATCTGTGGCTTCTATTTTCGGTTTTTCTTCCCCTCTCAACATGGCACCCGTCCAGCGAGTGTCGCGAAATGCTTTCGCATATATGAATTCCATTGATAATGTAGATCAAGGAATTCCCTTATCTTATTCTGTTAAGAATGAAGTAAGATTCCTGCCAGGACTGTCCACAACTCAAGAAGATGAGCTATCTATAGCCCATTTTTGTGGTCGGTCCACTTGGCAACAAACAGCTACATGGAGTATTAGTGCACTCGATGACGATGAAATCGCATCCGGGCTTGTAGGCCTGTATCCTAATTTATCAGCACCACACACTATACCCTTGCCTATAGTACAAGATTGTTATACACCTGCACAATTTGTAGGTACAAAATTTGCTAAATGGCGAGGGTCTGTGTGCTTCAAGATTAAAATGGTGAAGACCGAGTTTCATACAGGTCGATTTGCCATTTGTTTTAATCCTGTTGCGCGTAGTGCTGACTATCCTTTTATCACTTCCAGTGTGCAACCCTATGTACATAGAGATATTGTCGACATTACTGGTTTAACAGAATACGAATTCTGTATACCTTATGTCAGCGAAGTACCATATTTATCCACTAGACCAGGAGCTAGTAATAATTCTTATGGAACTTGGGAGTTACGTGTTGTAGATCCCATCGTTTGTCCAGATACTACATCCGATACTATTACTCTTTTAATAGAGACGTATATGTCAAAAGATATAGAATTTGCTACACCAAAAGATGATGATCATGTATACGTTGAGCCAGTTCCTGTTCAGTTACAAGGAGCTTTGGGTGATATGGTTACACACGATCCTTCTTTAGACACTTCTCTTAATTGTATTGGTGAACGTATTATGTCATTGCGAGCTTTAGCTAAACGCTTCTACCCTATTCGTAGAATGGATTTAGCAGCTCCTACAGCCACTTTAGGCATCCAGTATATAATACCGTTCGCTTCACAAACCTATACATTTGCAACATCAACTGTTAATGACAGTTACTCAGATTTGTATACTGATTTATCGAGAATCTTTTTATTCTCTCGTGGAGGTGTTCGCCTTAAAGCAACACGTGATCCAGACAATGAAAACTCTTTCATTGTGGGGGCCACTCAAGATGTAGGTGATGTCCTTACACCGTGGATTGAAGGATATCCTGTGGGTGCAGGAGTACCGACATTTGTTAATTCTATGAGTTTAGCGTCGCAATCAGCTTATATGATTACCGAAGCTCATGAACAACAACAAATTGAAGTATCAGTGCCCCAATATCATTACACTCATTCACGACCCGAAAGTTTGCATTATGCAAGTGAAATTTACCCTTACTTTAGTTCAACTTCAACCGTCACTAGTCAATTGGTTGCACCTACCACTGTGTATGTGATGCAATCTCTTGACACAGAAGTATTATCTGATGTGGAACAAGTAGATCTTAAAGTACGATGGTATAGGGCTTGCGCGGATGACGCAGACTTTTCTTTCTTTATTTCTATTCCTCCTATGGCCAGCAATGTCGCCTAAGGAGTTGTAGACGGTGATACCGTCAATTAAACCTGTCTCTTTTGAGGTTTGTTTCAGGTTACTTCATTAACGTCCTCGTTGTATACGTTAATGGAGGCAGTTCTTATGGACTGTTCTCATTTGTTACTGTTTTGTTATAGGTGCGTTTTAGGAATACATATGTATTGCTTTACGTGCTTGACAACGCAGCAAACGCTATAATAAAAG